ATATACAATCAAGGGAAATACTTCATGTACTTTATTCACTTATTATCGTTAATGGTATATTCGTTATTATCTCCTGGGTAATCAGCAGGTGTCAAGCCCTTATACTCTGCAATGTTCTTTTCAACATCTCTTCTTTCTGCGAAGATTGTATAATGGAAATCAAAATGTTTTTGACCCTGAATAGTGATTCCACCACCAATGTAAACGAGATTATCGTCGATATTTTTTACATATAAATTCTGATCTTGACCAACTGAAGTCAAAGAAACTGTAATAGATTCTGGATCTACAAGACCTCTCCAGTATTCTGGTAAAGCAATTACATTAGACTTGGATTTACCACGAACATAAACTTCTGCACTCGGACCTTCCAAACAAATATGTCTGAGTCTATAATTTTCTTTTGTTGGGTGTGGAATATCAAAAGACTTTTTGGTTGCAATCGCAGCCGCAATCGTTGGATTGATTCCAACTGTAGGGCTGATATTACCGACAAAAGTTGAAGAGGTACATACAGTATCACAAATAATTGTTTTGAAAACATTAACTGCAGAACCAGCATTAAGTGCGGATTTAACATTGATTCCAGTTGTAGCACTTAGAGCAGCTCTAAGAGTCATGCCAATTTTGGCAGTTAAACCAGTGACATTGGAGATTGCAATTCTATTATAAATTCCGTAATGATTTGTAATTCCAATAATTTGTAGTGAAATCGGGTTAGCGATTCCAGGTCCAATCATGCAGTTAGCAAGAGGAATCGGTGGACCAGCAGCACCAATCCACAAAGGTCCATTGATTACACCTGTTCCAGGAACAGCAGGAACCGCAGGTAAAAAGGAATAATCTACTGGTCCTAATATAAGTTTTTCAGTATTAGTTACTGGTTTTGCGCCCATTATTCAAAAAGCCCCGATAGTCCACCTGTAATAAATGCAAAGATTTTACTCATAATTCCACCCTGTTGATCCTCAGTACCACTACTTGAGTTTTCAGCAATGTTACCTCGGATATCGGTGGTCTGTGCAGCAACAATAGCACTATTTGTTCCCACCATATTTACTTTTGATCCTTTGATATTGACAACGGGAGCTCTCTCTTGGATCTGTTTAGGAGCAGTGATAGTAACTTCTCCAGAACCATCTTGAGCTTCGATTCTAATGTTTAGACCCTTAATGATAATATCACCATCTTTAGCGTCAATCACAATATTACCACCCATTGCATAGATGCCCTTTGCAACTTCATCCTTTCCAGAAAATTTTCCGCACGTTTCAAGAGAAGCTTTGGCTGTTACATCATGTTTGTTTCCTTCATGAGTGTATTCAAATCCTTGACCACGATCAGTAAACATTGCATAGTCAATCTGCCTACCCGCAGCATCTCTTGTTCCAGATTTAATTACAAATCCAGGGCGCTTTTCAACAAATTGTTTTGGAAATAGATCCTTGTCCTGTTTTTCTGACATTGGTTATACGCAATCGATTACATTGATTAGTGTTGTACCAATACCGACCGAAGCAACTGCGTTGTCTACAGTTAGATATTGTGGGACAAACTTCATAACAGGGAAGACATTAGCACCATACCCTGTCTTAGTATTTATAGCTGCTCCAGGATAGAAATCAAACTGATCCTTACAGGTGTCATCTGATTCAAATCCAACAATACTTCCGTTAGCAGTGAGAATAGGTTTATAGACGCAACCACCAAATGAAACGTCATCACCAGATGTATATCCAATTCCAGGTCCGTCAATAATAATAGAAGTGATGATACCTACTGGATCACTTGAGATACCAGAGATTGGAACACAATAACCATTTATACAGGTAAATCCTAGTGGGCAATCTCCATCTTCATCACAGATTTTAACGCACTCACCATCTACACATGCATAACCCTCTGGGCAATCTCCTTCTTCAGTGCAAACCAGAACGCATTTACCATCCACACACTTATATCCTTCTGGGCAATTAGAATCATCACTACAAGGAATTGTTCCGTCTGCAATATCTTCTAATTCCCCTGGGATATATCCTTCACCAGGATCTACAACAATAACACCATCGATAGATCCTCCACTACCTCCAGGTCCTGGCGGTGTAATGGTTGTTTTGACGATTGCTCCTTTACCGCAACCAGTATTATCTACAACATATACGTTTGGTGCTTTTGTAAATCCTTTTCCTGGGTTTTGTACAGCAACTGTTAGAATTGTTCCATCACTTGCAACAACAGGTTTCATTACTGCACCCTTTCCATCTCCAACAACGACAGCTGTAGGAGGCAAACAAGTATCATACTTTAGACCAATAGGTAGACTTGCTACCGAGTTTTGGTCAGTTGGATTTATAATTTCTTCTCTACATGGTCCAAACGGAGAATCCGAAGAACCAAATATCGACATGTATCCTACAGCTTCATCGATACCTGATTCCGCAGTCTTAAGGTCATTAAGGATGTCTAGATTCTGAAGAGTTTGTTGCCAGTTGTCTGGACTTGGTAGTTTGATACCACCGAAGGGATCAAAATCAATAGATCCTTCACACTTCAAAGAATCACAATCAAGGAAAGATAGTAGTTGTTGTAGTTGTGCAACTGCACCACTGATCATTCCTGAGATTTGACCGATACCACCAGCCAACCAATCAAGACCACTCAATACTGGAGCAAGAGCACTATTCAACATTTCTTCCAACTTAGAAAGAAGTGATGCGACGAATTCTTGTGCTGCACAAGTGGGGAAGTGGTTTAGTTTACCCAACATTCCATCAATCAATGAAGAAATAAAGTCAGTAATAGGTCCGAATAGTTTTTCAAAGATACAGAAAATAATATCCAGAATGACTTTGGTTGCTTCACTAATGGGAAGTGAAATAGGAGATGGGATTGCAATACCAAGAACTTTAAATAATTTACCAATCAACTTGAACATATCATCACGCATTGCGTTCATGATCAGTTTCATCATGCCCGCAACCTTTCTTGCGATCCTACTAATTACTGACCCCATGTCAACAACTAGATTTCTAACAGGATCAATAAACCCTAAAGCAGTTGACTCCAACGAATTAACAAACTTCATGAAGCTATTAATAGCTGCATGGATATTTGCAAGAATATTGTCTTGACAACCATTAGAACCAGTTTCTGGAAAAGGTTCTGATGCATCTCTAAGGAAAATCAGTTCTCCTTGATCTAAATCAATTAGGGAGTCAAAATTAATGATTAGTTTAGGTGGTTCGTACTTAGCACCAGCTTCTGGTTTACTATCTGTCTTAGTTTCTCCAGTAATTCCTGGGTCCTGTTGTTCAGCAGTAGTTGTACTACCGAGATTCTCATAAACACTATTATCACCTTTGACCTTAAATTGAGAACCACTACCTAATGTTTTCTCTTTTGGTGCAATTACACCTTCTTGTCCTGGCGCTCTAGTCGCCATGGGTTCACTTACAAATTTACCTTTGAATCCTGTAAAAGGTTCAAAGGGATCTGGATCTTGAACATTTATTACTGCAGGAGATCTGTTGATGCAACCAAATACCACAGGTTGTTGAGCTTCCTCTCCATCAAGGAAGAATCCAACAACAGTCTCTCCTCCAATAATACCAGCAGTTTTACCAAAACCACCTTGACCGACAGATCCATCAGCAGCACTGGATAGAACATGTGCCCAAGGCAGATCATTGTCCGCTAATTGACTTCTATCAAAGGTATGAAAACCAATGATCCTAACCTTACATCTATAACCCCAAGACTCTGCTTTGAGGTCCTTATTGATGGAATTTACTTTTTGATTCAGCCAAACCTCTGGATCGGCAACTTGACCGATCCACCAGGTAAAGCCATCTTTACCAGCAAAGTTAGATTTAAGGAGGGCCTCGTCAATCATTTAATCAGTTATCGTGGGTTTTACACTCTGGTGCGCCTGGTTCCATTTCGCAGTAAAGTTCGAGTGCAGTGGGATCGTGATGATCACCAGCAGCAATCTCTTCTTTGTGGTTCTCTGCATAAACTTCTAGTTCATGCAACTCTTCTTCAATGTGACGGCGTTGTTGTGGCGATGTCGTAGGATCCTGAAGAATTTCTTTATCCTTCTGGATATGAGCTTCGATGTTTTCCATGGGATTACTCCGTGATTCCGTAAGAGTCTCGTACTAATTTTAGAGACGTTACCATTTTATTCGCTTCAAAGTGGTGACGCAACTCTTTTATGAGGTAATTACCACTTTTCTTTTCATCAGCTTCGGGTGAATCTTTCCCTGACGTAGCACCTTGTAAAACAACTTTTATGACATCACCCGACTTTAAGTTGACATTCATTGGTACCATAATATTTAGCGACTGAGTGAAAAGGAGATTATATCTAGAAAATGACTTCGCCATATCAGCAACATCTCTGCCGGCATCTTCTTTTTCTCCCTTTGTATCTAGAATCCCCACATCAGCGGTTCTTACCAAAATTCTAGACACTCTACTACCAAATAGTTCAGATTTTGCAACTCCTTCAGCACCCAATAAAGACTTAGAGTTTACTTCATCACTGATATTATAGACGATACCATCTACTCTATTTTGATAAACATCATAAAAATAAGTTACATTAGAATATGTACCCAGTGTCAGACTTTCTTTTAGATCATTCACTCTATCAAAAATGTGATCCATAATCACAAACGCATTATTTGGATTATTAGATTGGATCGCATCGTTTGTTGCGTATGTGAACGTTGGTTCTTGTTTGACTAAATTATTGATACTCCTGAAGTTATATCCTTTAGAGTTTTCAAAGAACAAAAATCCAGATGTTCCTTTTGCTTTTGTTCCATCAGTACCAGACTTTGAGTCTGATGGAATACCTTTAGGTGACAACCAGGTTAATACATTAAAAGGTTTCTTCATCGTTCCAATGAACGAGTAACTATTGGCAGTCTTATCAAAGACACCACCAGTGACTTTAGGATTTTGTTTGTTTTGATGTAGATACTCTCTAATAATTTTGATGATGTGATTTTCAATCGTCATCTTTTCAAACTTTCTCTGCACCCTTGAAGTTTCATTGGTTAGATACTCCATAGAACACAAATGCAATCTAAAACTTTCTTGAGATGCACTTGTATTGATATTACTAATCTTATGTACATACATTGCAAATTCTTTATCTCTGATGAATTGACCACTTGCAGTCTCTACATCAAATAGTACAGCTTCTCCACCAACAATAGGTAATTTTTCAAGAACAGGATAACCAGCAGCAATATCAATAGTCATCATTACACTAGGAGAAAATAAATCCTCATAGTAATCCGATTGAGTAATTGCGTTTGTTAAATCAATCTGATTGCTACCATCAAGAGTACTGATGATAACTGCATTATAATTTAGAGCTTCGATTACTGATGCCATATTAGCAACTTGCGAGTTTAGTTGTTAAGAGTTCCTTCTGTATTCTATTTACACTAGCAGGTACAGGCATAGGTACAATCATCATCTCTTGACCTCCTGGTCCAGTCATCATCTGTGGTTGTTGAGATTGACCTCCGATAGGCATTACAACGACATTATCTCCTCCACCTTGTTCATAAGATTGATAATCAGATATTTGAGTAGATACCTGACTCATTACTTGTTGTGGTACAGGGCTTGGGGTTACTTGTGGAGTTACTTCTGGTGCAGATGGTGCAGGTGTTTTAACTTCCTCCACATAACCACCTTGAATTTCATTCATAATTCTTTCTACTTCTTCTCCTTTGCCCTGATCTCTCAACATTTTAGAATATCCTTCTACAGTTGCCTGACCAGACACCCAATCTAAAGCACCAGCAAATGCATCTCTACCGAGAGCCTCTTTCATTGCTTTAATTCTTTCCTGTTTTATCTGAATATCTTCCATCTCACCTGCGGTGAATCCAGTTTCTTCATCGATAACTGTATTACGATCTACACCTGCACGAGTTTTGGTTTCATCTCTCTTTAGTTGTGATTCAGTCCTTGCACCATCATTTCCTGATGTAGGTGGAGCAGCAGTAGGCGCAGGTTCTGGGTCAGATGGTTTGTTGCCAGGAGGTGCTAACTTAGGTGTAGTTCCTGCACCTGGTCCAACATATTTGAAGTGAGCACTACCAGGTCCATGGTTATAAACATATTGCCATCCAAACTTGTGACCATTTTCTCTCATCCACTCATAGCCTTCACCATTCATATCAAGTGCTTCGCCATACATATGGTGTGAATTTTCGTGACCCCCAATAGCAGTATTCTTTTCTTGACTTCTACCAGAACTTGCAACATAAGATCCAAGATTCATCCCAGATTCTTTTAATGCTCCAGCAAAAGCAGCAGCTGCAGGTTGAGAAAATACCAATGGTCTTCCATTTTGATCAATTTGACCAGCAATACCATAACCAGAACCAGTCTCAGGGTGATCTGCCCCAACAACATTAGCAGCACCAGTAAATTGTTGTACACTAACACCCCCACCACCAGTGCGACCATCATCACTTCCAGATGTGGTTGATCTGACGATTTTCTTGGCCTTTACCGAACTTTCAAATTTTTTAATAATTTCTTCAAACTTATCTAGCAATTCACTGAAAGTCTTTCTACCTCTTGGATTATCTAATTCTTTCTTCTGTTCTTCCTGTTTTTCTTTCTTCTCTTTGTTTTCTTCATTAAACTTTTCAAGATCCTCACCGACTTTATCGGCACCAGTGAGTTTGTCCGCACCTGAAGCAGCTAACTTGGATCCAGCCATTGAACCCATAATACCAGAACCAAGAACCGCAATTCCATATAAAATTCTTGCACCTGGTACAGGAGTTACAAGTAGTGGAGAAAGAGCGGTAGCAGTTGCTTTACTTGCAAGAGCAAAACCTGCCATACCACCTGCAGCATCCGCAGCAGTACCTACTACAGCTTGGGTATTAGTCTGACCTTCTGCTTTTCTAAATCCAAATTCTAAACCAGCAGACGCAATATTTAATGCAGCATTCGCTTTACTGACACCTCTGAGACCTTTAGAGGCATCTGCAACACTATCAAGAACTCTAGTGCCTTGTCTTGCACCTCTAACTGCATCTTGTGTTGCATCAACTGCTTGACCAGTCTGTTTTAATTTTTTTAAGTCTTTTGCTCTCTGAAGGGCAGTTCTACCATCTCTACCTACCTTACCACCTCTTCTGAATAAACCCCTAATATCATTAGCAAAATCAGCAATACCAAGAAGATTACTTCCTAAACCAAGTAATCCCATACCTCCAGTCAATGCACCTCCAATAGCACCAAGGATTCCACCTCCACCACCTTTGATGTTAAGATTTTTTAGTGATTTGAGTTTTTGACCTTTAGGTAGGTTAAAACGACGAATATTATTAGCTCCTCTATTGAGGAACTTGGACATATCATCAAAGTCTCTTTTGACTCTGTTACGTTGGGTCTTTCCGTGTCTTAGATTGCCAACGATACCAGTCATCTGCCCGATAGGAGATGATACAGCGGAAATCTTTGGTTTTTTATATGTGGGAACTACTGATACTGACATTATCCTACTACGTTATAAGTCATTCTTGAGAACATATCGTGAGCATTGTCCTTCATTGAAGAACTCATGAAAGGAACTCCACCTCCATCAGGTTTATTTGAAGAACCTCTAGCAACACCGCCAGATGGGGTTGGTTGACCGCCTCCGCCACCTACAGGAACAACACTAACTCCACCACCTTTTCTAGCTGGTTGAGCAACCTGTTGACTAACTTTTTTCATCACTTGTGATTGTTCTGGTGCAGCTTCAACCTTTACTTTGTTAGGGTCAACTTCCGTACCAGTTACAAACTCGGGAACTGCCATCGTTCCCTTACCAGATACCTCTTCATTGAGGAATTGATTATCTCCAGCACCACCTCTCCAGATACTATTTGTTAGTGTCTGGTAATTCTTTGCACTCGCTCTGAATGATGTTCTGTCTTGAACAAATGTCTGTGCGTTCTTAATCAATTCTGGGTTACGCATTGCAGCAATAGTCGATCTGATTTGTTGTTCAGCGACTTCTGCAGTCTCACCTTTTTTCTTCATTCTAAATTTAACTGCATCTTCAAGAGTTTTGATGTTTTTTGCATCTGGATCAATATTATCATTCTGGTCAAACATCACTGCAAACTGACCCTTAGCAGTAGCAACTTCAGTCGCACTCTGACCTCTTTGACCCATTCTATTATAAACAGCTTGAGCAACGTCTGCCCTTGCTTGATCAGTACCAGCTTCCATACTTGCAAGTGTTGCAGTAGTATAGAGATCTTGATCTTCTGAAGGCATAGCACCTCCACCACCACCCATAGATGAACTATCAGTACTACCACCACCACTTCCAGTAGCTGGTGTAGTTTGGGTCGGTGTTGTTTTGGCAGGTTTCGTTAAACTATCGATTGCATTATTAAATTGATCAAGAACCTGATTGAACTTTTCAAGTAGTTTCTGACTTAGAGGTTGTTCAACAACGGGTTCGGGTAGTTCTGGTGGAGCTGTAGGGGAACCCTGTACAGCAGGTGCTAGTGCCATTCCACCACCTAACAATCCTGCCCCTCCCAGGAGCATTCCAGCTGTACCCATTCCACGTCTTCTTCTGGGTCTTGGTCTTGATGTTGGTGTTTGATTGGGTTTTCTTGGTGGACGTTTATTTCCTCCACCAAATCCAGGTATTCTAGGCAATCTAAAACCACCACCGCCACCACCGCCACTATTTTTGGCTGCGTCTTTTAGTTGTTTGATTATTTTTTTAAGAGTCTTAGCGACTGTTTCACCAACTATAAACAATTCATTAAATCCAGTCCTTAGATTCTTAATTCCTTGTCTTAAGAATGCTAATCTCTTTCTATCACTTAGGAATCTGATGAAGTCCAGACCACTGCGGAGCATGTCCAAGAATCCACCAAGCAGATTCGTTGGTTTATTACTCTCAGCGTCGTCAATACTTCTTCTATGTTCTGCCTTTAATCTATCTAATACTGGACTGACAATATTAGTGACATTACTCTGAAGTTGAGTAATCGCATCCCCAAATTGATTATTGATATTGGTTGAAATGGATTTGATCAGAGATCCATTACCTGGGTCTTTTGCTTTGACTCCAGCACCAAATTTTACAATCTTATTTGCAGGACTTTCTTCTTTACTTCTAACCTGACCTTCACGTCTTAGTGAACTGAAAAATCTATCTTGAAATCTATCTGTTGTTGGTTGTTTTTTATTACCACTAAAACCTCCTACACGAGGAGCTGCAAAAGAACCCATCGCACCATCAGTATTCCCTCCAGTTGCACCAATTTTAGCCACGGCGTTCTCGTTGTTTTACTTTCTCGTTTTCTTCATCAATATGTTGTTTCAATAGAGCAAGATAAATGTCACGTTCCCAAGGGATGAGGTTTTCTACCTCTGTTAAGCTATATTTATGGAACTGCAGGAGAGCGAAGTTGATTCGATAGTATGACTCAAGTGAGATGTGAGCCATGATCAGGCGAAAAAACTGGTCAACCCCTCCAACGTTACTTCACTCTCAACACCAGTCTTAGGATTTTTGACCTTAAAGGTGTGAGATAGTTTAGGCATAGTGGTGAAGAAGTCTTCAATCATCTTGAATTGTGCAGACTGCATACCTTCAAGGAACTGAGTCAGTTCTTTCTTAGTGCAATCTGATGCTGCCCATGCCTCTTCCTCTGTGAAGATGGTATCAATACAAGAACTAATCACCTCGAAAGATCTTTCAATAGTTGAAACATCTTCATTACCTTCAAATTCAAAGTTCTCTTCAATGAATTGTTTGAGAGATGGATACTTCATTCTCAAAACAATCTTATCGTCCAACTTAATATCTTTACTATGCCCTTCTGGTTTTACAACTTGAATCTGATCAACAAATAGTTTTACAGGTACAGTCGTTTCACCATCATCAGAACAAGTTACGATAAGATCGATTGCCTCACCAACAGACTTACCACGAACATTCAAGAACAAGTATTCAATATCAAAAGAAGGAAGATCTTCAATCTTTACTCCTCTGGTTTGAACGCAGTCTTTAAGAACTTGTTTGATAGCGTTCGTAATCTGTGTAGGGTCTTGACTTTCTAATGCGAGAATGAGAACTTTCTCTTCTTTAACTAGAAATGGACGATACTTAATTTTCTTCCCCGTAGAAGGAAGTTCCAACTCATAAGTTGGAGTAGAAATCTTAGGTAATGGCATGAACGATGATGTAGTCAGATATTTTTATTTATTAAGCGATATTGGAGCCCGTTCCAAACAAATCATTTGCACCAACACCTAGATTGACATCCAATCCGTTGAATGCATTATAGAAGTTATTATTCAATAAAGTGTCTCCAGAATACAATGATGGAGCACCAGATACAAGAACTTGTTGATTTGTTGCAGGGTCCAATGCAGATTGTTGATTGCTAGCATTGAATGGATTCTGAGAATTACCAGTACCAGCATGATCTAAAGTGATGTATCTTGTATATCCAAGAGTAACACTAACTCTCATAATATCGGAGTTTTCATATCCAAGTCTGATATTATCAACTGAAATTGGATATGCATCAATAAGTCTATAGGTGATCATGTTAGGTGTTGCAGTTACATAACCACCATCGACATGAACATCTCTCTCAAATTTAGTAATGCTGATTTCTCTCTTATATCTGTCTGGATATCTAAACTGCAAGAAGTCATTTCTCATGATTCTGTTGACTTGTCCACTATTACTTCCAGTAGTATCTCTACCACCGAGACTTAGTGCAGCGATGAAGTTTGCCCACTCTTGCCATAGTCTTAGAATACCATAATCTGCACCAACATAGAATGATAAATTTACAGGTGTAAACGTTCTGGTATTAACGAATTGTTCTTGCAATCCTTGTCTATCACCCATAGTAGTAGCACGACCAAGTTCATATCCAGGTAGTGCTGCACCATCACACATAAACTCATAACGTAAAGACTTTAGGTTCTCGTTAGGAACGTTTGCATTGAAGTTTCCAAGAACACCACAACTAGTCAACCAGTCAGTGACATTTTGATCTGCTTGATTTCCTCCAGAATCGCCCAAGTGTAAACTAATTTTGTATTGGGATGTCATGGCGAGTTCGCCAAACATATCCATTACACTAGGCAAAGAGGCACGACCATCCTTCGTAGCCCGAGGAGTGGTCATTTTTGTGTAGATTGGATCTACTCTGAATAAATTTTGGTCTCCTGCAGTTCCTGAAGATGCCACTATAAATATTTTTTGAGGATCTATACTATGTATATGAGTTATAAGGGTAGATATAAACCAGAGAATCCCAAAAAGTACAAGGGCGACTCGGGTAACATCGTTTATCGTTCTCTTTGGGAACGAAAATTCATGAGATATTGTGATTTGAATGAGAATGTGAACCAGTGGCAATCTGAAGAGTTTTTCATTCCTTATCGTTCCCCTATTGATGGAAAGATGCACAGGTATTTTCCTGACTTCTTTGTGAAATATAATGATGCAAATGGCAGACAACGATGTGTTGTCATTGAAGTCAAACCTGCAAAAGAAGTAAAGATGCCTGAAAAGAATCCTAAGAGAAGGACAAAAGCATGGGCATATAGTGTCCAGACTTGGGTAGTGAACCAAGCGAAGTGGGATGCAGCAAAAGAGTATTGTGCAGATCGTAACTATGAATTCCGAATCATGACCGAGAAGGAGTTAGGGGTATGAGTTTTGAATTCATAGATGGTCAATACGAATCAGGAAAAGGATTTGGATATGAATTAAAAGAGAACTTTAAGGGAAAAAATGTAAAGAACTCAGTATACACTAATGCAGTTATCGAGTATCTAAGCAACTTAGAACAATTCGATATCAATGAGATGGATACTGGTGGTATCAACATTGGTAGACTATATTTTTTCTTTTATCAAGCAACAACTCCAGGTTTGGCATACTATGATACTCAACCTCTTGTCTACATCACTGAAGTAAATTATAACGCAGGATACTTTATTGGTGCTAATATGCACTATCTAAATACAAAACATCGAGAAGGGATTGCACAAAGCCTAATAAATAAAGGCAGTACAGTAGCTGTTCCTCGCAAAACCATTCATCGTTATCTATTTTCTGGGGTCGCCGGTGGATTCATGAGAGTGCCTGAAAAAGACTGGCCTTCTATTGCAATGTTACCCATGGAAAAATTTGTTGATACGAGAGGACAACCATTCCCTAAACACCGAGCTTGGAACAAACCATAAATGGCACTTAAAAAAGTCAACAAGAAACCAATCTTTAATAAGAACGGATTGGACTATTATCCTTTCTGGGATAGTAAAACTGGAAAAGTTTTAATTCAGGTAGAAAATCCCAGTGCGGCTGATAAACCTGTCTTTGAAAACGGAAACTGGAATGTAAATGCAGATGCTATTGGACTAACAGAACAAGAAAAAGCGGTATATTGGGAAACGACAAAACAATCAATTCAAAAATCATATGATGCTGTTCCTCTTACAGGTGGTCAGGGAGGTAAAAAGAAGAAGAAAGCTGTTTTGCCACAATGGGTAAAAGTCGGAGTTAATCCTAACCAAACAGCATTAACACCAGGTCAACCAGTTTTGGGTACTGGAGTTGGAGCTGGTGTTAATGGTAATCAGCTTAATTATGGAGTACCAACTCCTAATCTGGGTGAGACTATTGTGGAAGCTCAGGGCAATTTTGCAACTTATAAAAAATTTTTCAAGGGAACTGAATTTCAAAAAGCGTTTGATGGTGCAAAGTATCCTTATGACATGGATACAGTGCATCAAGATCATGTCGTAATCAGTGCGATGGCGTACAGACCAGCATTTGCAGATGAGTTATTTTCAAAGAGTGGAAGTGCTTTGAATGGGGGTATTCAATCTAAAGGTAATAAGTTTAAGAGACTCTCTACAATCTATCTACCTATGCCTGCAGGCATTAGTGATGCAAATTCAGTAGATTGGCAAGGTGATGAATTAGGCGCACTCGCTGCTGACGCAATGAATAATATTGGAGGTCTTGCTGGTGGTGGTGTCGTCGGTGGTATTTTGGGATTGTTTGGTATCGGTGGTGCAGGTGCTGGAGCAAGTGCAGCAGATATGTTAGACAAACTTACTAGCCTTGGAGATGGTGACTTTAAGGAACTTGCAGGAGCTGCTGTTAATTCTAAAATTCTGAATATGGCTGGTTATGCAGTCAGTCCTGAATCAATTCTTGCAAGAAAGTCTGGTATTATTCCAAATAATAATAACGAACTTCTCTTTAAAGGTGTGACAATGAGAAGTTTCACCTTCACTTATAAAATGTCACCAAGAAATCCAGAAGAAGCTGATCAAATTAGAAAGATTATTAGATATTTCAAATTTAATATGGCAGCAAAGAAAAAGACTGGTGGAGGAAGTGCAAATGTGGCTGGAGGAACTTCTTTCTTCTTGGGTACTCCAGATATATTTGAAATGAAATTCATGACTAATATAAATGGTCAGATAGTGGAGAACCCAGCTGTCGGTATGATGAAACCGATGGCATTGAAGAAATTTGGATGTAATTATACTCCAGATGGTCTTTGGGCAGCATATACTGATGGTCAACCCGTTCAAGTTCAATTCTCATGCGATTTCCAAGAACTAGAACCAATCTTCGATACAGATTATATTGGTGTAGCAGGTGAAAATAAAAACCTTAGACCAGTATCAGACAACGCAGTAGGTTGGTAACCCATGGCATATTTTAAGTACTTTCCACAATTAGAGATCCTAAACAGAAGTAAGAATGAAACTTCTAGTGATGAGACTCATATCGTCACTAATCTGTTTAAGAGAGTAAAAATTAGAGAAGATATCCTTGGTGCCGTCAGTGCTTTTGAGGATTATAGAATTGATCCAGGAGAAAGACCCGATTCTATCGCAGAAGCATACTATGGCGATCCAGAACTTGACTGGGTAGTCCTACTCTCGAATAATATCACTAATCTAGAGAACCAATGGCCTCTTGATCCTGTTGCATTCAAGAGATACCTTGATGAAAAATATCCCAATCAAGAAGAACTTCAAGCCATTGCATATTATGAAACCAGAGAGATCAGAGATGATTTTAATAGACTTGTGTTCCCAGGAGGTCTCAAAGTAGACGAGGCTTTCTATAATGCACCAGTCTACGTTCCTATCGTTGAAAACCCTCCAGGCATTACTTTCCCCCCAATCTATGTCTCGGGTACTCAAGCACAGATCAACCCTATTATCGGTGCAGGCAACTCGATTGTAGGTGGTTTTATCGTTAATCCAGGAGCGGGTTACACTGAAGTTCCTTCAGTAACACTATCTGCACCAGCACCAACATCTAGTGCTTCTGCAAGTGTTTCTATGAATCAATTTGCAGTTACTGGAATCGTAACCTTTAACCCAGGTTTGGGATATAACTTTGTTCCAACTGTTGTAATTGAATCTCCAATTCAATCTGTTGCTGCTGCAGCAACTTGTGAGTTGGGCACTGGTAATAACTTTGATAGAGTCGCAGCAATCACGGATCTAACACCTGGTATTGGTTATGGTATTACTGCACCAGCAGTTACATTCTCCAAATCCCCCAACTTCATGGGTGGATCTTATGTTCAACAATCCATCATTAATCTTGGTAATAATATTGAAGGTGCGTTTCTAAGTGCTGATGGTGGTAAGTTATACACCGCAAGTTTGACTGGTACCAATCAGATCAAGGCATTCAATGTCAGTAATGCATACGAAGCAACTACGATCTTCGCAGTCAATGATCTCGATGTAAGTTCAGACTTCACTTTCACGACTGGTGTGGAAATGAATCCAACTGGATCTAAGTTGTTCGTCTCTGGTGGTCAGGCGTCTACTTATAAGATTGCAGAATATGTTCTATCAACACCTCACAATCTAAACACTGCAACCAAGAACTCTGAACTTATTGTAACTGAACCTAGTGCAATCAGATTCAACAATGATGGAACACTACTTTATCAAATTACAGGTCAGATTCTAAAGGTTTATACTTTATCTACTCCATATCAAATTACATCGGTCAACACTCTATTCAATGTACCTCAAGTTAATCTGAATACACTCATTGGTGCAGGTTTAGACTTCACTGGATTTACAATTAAATCTGATGGATCTAAAATGTTCGTTACTGATGAAACAACAACTTCTCTTTATGAACTTGATTTTGGATTCCCATATAACATCCAAACTCTAACCTATGCAAAGACTTTCAACGTAAGTTCTCAAGCAAATGAACCTGTTGATGTTTATCTTGCAGAAAACGAAGAGAAGTTCTTAGTATTCGATGGTGCATCAAACCGAGCAAAAGAATACCTGATGACAACCCGTGCAGAAGGTATTGCACTAATTGATGGTGCAGGAAAAGTTGATCAAATCCAGATTACTAGAACTGGCAGTGGATACACTACGGCACCAACAATTACTATTGGTCAACCATTCCCAGCAGTAACAGCAACAGCAGCACTTACGATGGATGCTGGCAAGATTGATACCCTGACAATTACAAATGCAGGATTTGGTTATACCTTTACTCCCTCAATTACTATTTCTCCTGCACAGGAATTCAGACAAGGTACGTTTGAAGTTATATTGAATGATGAACCCGATAGAGGTATTGGTACAATCCGTATGATTGATGGTGGTGCTAACTATGTTAATAGTCCTGTGTTCACGATTGGTCCAGCACCAGATATTCAAAGAGTCTTTGAGGATGACTTCTATTCTCAAATTGGTAGAACTTGGAAATGGAGTGGTACTACATGGGAGGAGAAGATCTCTCAAGAATTTAGATATCTAGAGTCTATTGATGGTCGTATCAGATCCATTCCTGGTAAAGATATGGCTACTCCAGTTACCAACTATGAAGTAGAGATCCAAAAGAATGATGAGAAGAGTATTATCACTCTTATCAAACCAGAATTCTTATCAGCAGTCTTGGCAGAAATGAAGACTCTCATGAAGTATGATCCTGAGAGTGAGAACTTCGTCAATGAGAAACTGAAGACAACTTATAACCCCAAACTTACTGGAATTTAAAGTTCATTGCGATTATGTATCGTGGGTAATCTGCAACTTCTTCGGAAGGTGGCCAAACTCCACAATGCATAATCTTTGAACCATCAAAGAATAAACATCTATTTTCTACACCATAGACTAGGGTCTCGTCTTCAATGACAGTTCCATATTCTTTGTCTGGATTTTGGATGTAATAAACAGAACTATAAACTAGATCATCTCCAAGATGAACATGTGGTACATTATCCATGTACCCGAATTTTTCATGTTTTCTTACATTTAATTCAATATCTTTCTCATCATATTCTTCAACCTTACAGACACGAATATCTGTAGGGATAACTGGTTTACCAACTATATTTCCCACTTCTTCACAATTCTTTTGAAGAAAAGACTCCCAACACTTTTTCTTGAACAAGACATCTCTACATTGTTGGATCTGTTCCAACGAATATGTCATGTAAGGTGGGTAGGGAGTCTTCCATTGTTCATAGACATCTAAAGTCTCATGAGTGTTCCCAGAATAGTCTTCAGGACTCTCTCCGCGAGTGTCTGGACGTTTATAGAGATCGACAATGATCTCACATGTCTTTAACATACTCTCCCACTCATCGGTGGCTAGAAAGTCATCTACTATCTTCATTGGAACCTCTTGACATTAAAAAAGGGAGGTTTGAACCTCCCTTTCGGAATCAACTCTCTGCGAGTTTTTGGAAATAAGACAGAGCATCGTCTGCATCTTCATCAGTCTCTGTTGAAGCTTGCGGAGTGATGTCTGAATCATTGAAACCACCACTACTAGGTGCGGTGAAACTGGGTTGAGAACGTTGTTCGGAGAAGTCTCCACGACGTTCTGCTTCCCATTGACGATCTTCTTCAACGGTCTCCTGGTCTTGGAACTTAGGAGTACCTTTGTGACCAAGAACGTAGTCCAGACGCTTCTTCAGTTCCTCGTAGGTCTTGAAGTTTTCAGCCTTAGAGAACTCATTGAGATCGTTCAGGTTGTTGTAGATCTTCTCCAGTGCATCATCATCTTCCAGAAGAGCACCAGGGCGATCGAACTCGGACTTGTCGTAGTTCCAGTAACCTTCAACCTTGCGAATCTTCAGTTTGAAGTTTGCACCAGCCCAGAAGTCGAAGGGGTTGATAGCTTCTTCATCTGCAAACTGAGGTTGCATTGCTTCGGTAATCTTATCAAAGATTTTCTTACCGAACTTGTAAAGGAACACCTTACCCTCATTCTGAGGATTGGTGGGATCTGCGACAACGTAAATGTTGGCGTAGTGGGACAACTTACGTTTCTGTTTGCGGGCAATATCTTTATCAGAATCACGACCACTATTCCACAGAGTGCGGTTGTACTCAGAAACAGGATCTTTTTGTCCCAGCGTAGTCAGAGAGTTCTCGATGTACCAACCTCCAGGTCCTTGGAAGGCATGACTCCACATTTGGGCCCAGGGAAGTTCGCACCCTTCAGGTGCAGGAAGGAATCGGATAACGGCATAACCATTACCAGCCTTATCTACTTCGGGTTTCCAGAAGCGATCATCTGCAGATTTCTCTCCACTATTCAGTTTTTCGACTTTTTTGATCAGTTTATCAGTCAGCGAACCTGCGCGGGACTGTTTCCTGAGATCAGCAAAAGACATGTTCGTATTCTCCGTATTGGTTTGGATTTGGCCTTTGGGACGACTTTATCTTACAGGTCGCAAGAAGGGATGTCAAGCCCTAGTCTTTGGGAAGTTCCTCTGGATTTGCGAGTTCCAGTTCAAAGAGGAGTGGGTGACACTCCTCCTGTACGAGATAATTTGACCATCGATACATGTCGTCGATGGTATAGGAATAATTATCATTTGCTTCCATTTGAATGTAAGGATCATCCTGCATAATTGTAGGAATATCATCAAATGTAAATGGAATACCATTAATGAAAAACATATCAACTATCACATCATTGTGGTAGACGTACCTCGAAGTAATGTGATATTGATATGACATGTTCAATCCTCTTCCGTAATTGTATCTAGACGATCTAGAGTTTCTTCCATCGTGGCAAACAATTCATCGATATTGTTACCACTAAAACCTAGAAGTTCCGCAGCTTCTTTCATCCGTTCTTTCATTGAAACCGCTTCGGGATCATCAGAAAGAGTTAGACGAAAGTAGAGGTTCTTCTGTTTTTCCAGAAAAGTTTTCATTAAGTCAATATGTTCCCGTTTTTGTTCGGGTGTCATTAATGGTGCTGAGAATGTGGCTTCGATAATTTCTTGTTGAAGTTCTTCCATCTCTTTGATGGCGTTTCTTACAACTTCTGATTCAAAAAATCCACTCATAACACGATATCTTTTAGTGTAGCAGTATACTTTTCCTTGTCAATATTTAGGAAAGATTTATACTTTTTAATTCGTAAACTAACGGATTCCCACACTGGATCTATGAGTTTCTTATCAAAGTTCTTAGAGAACATCAGGATCATATCCATGATCACCAGGGTCTCTATTGAAATAGCTTTCTGTAAATACTTTCTAAGGATTTCTGGGTGACTCGCACCCTTAATTGTAAATAAGTTTTCAAAGTTTTCTCTATTGCAGAAAACTTCTGATTCAGTTTTGAATAGGTAATAAAGACTTTGAGATCTCTTCAACCAATTTGCATAATTTTCTTCACCTGATTCAATAATCTCACCGATCCAAAGTTTTGTTGGATCATCGCATTCTACAAAGTTTGCGAGGAAGTATAGTTTAATTTCATCATCAGTTTTCTTACGAGACATTCTTTCAAAGAAGTATCGATCTTTTCTTTTATTGAATGCCTCTTTAGATGCTCTAGACTTCCCGCAATATTGATGGTAATCGTAGTTTGGTTTTGTGAAATGATTCTTGAATGCAAGGTATGTTTTGTATACCTCGATTGGAGTCATTAGAATACTAACTTAGCGCGACTTGTTTTTTTGAGAAAGTTGAGTTGGGTCGCTTCATGCTTCAACTTTTCTTTTAGGGGTTTTGAGATTAATTTAGATACTGATTCAAACTCAATACCATTTTCTTCACAATAGGTGACGATCGCTTCAATGTAATTGATCTTGGAAGTCATTACAAGGTACTCGATGTCCTGTGCGAACTTCGACTGGCAGAGAAACTTCTCCTTAATTAGGTTGTTTACATCTTCAGTGTTGTTCTGCATAGGTTTAGTCTTCTGTGTGATGAGAGACGAACTCCCTGATGTACTTGGTAAGAAGTTTAATATAGTAATCTTTGTTGCGTTTTTCATAGACAAAACATTCTCCATTTTCAGCTACCATAATGGTAATCAACTTTTGAACTGGGATACCAGTCATTTCATAATACATGCAAGCGTAAGCTACTTCTTGGACGAAGTAGTTTTCAATCCACTTTTCGGGTTTAATCTTTTTTGATGTCTTAAAGTCGATGATCGCGAGTTCTCCTTCGTATTCTGCGATGCAATCAACACGACCCGCAAGACCGAGATAATCACTATAAAGTGACTTCTCTAAAGCATGTATATTATTTATACGATCCAAATATGGTTTGGCTTTAAGAAAAAGAAATTTTGTAGTGGGTAGAGGTTTGTAATCATCTACGTTCTCATTGAGCATATACTTCTCAACAAGATCGTGAAATTTAGTTCCTCTAGTAGTGGCGAGACGAGTGATTCTATCAGCTTCTTCGTTACCGACTTTCTTTCTCCACTCTACGAACTTTTGTCTTCCATAGAAACTAGTCACCGAAGTAATTGAAGGATACATCTTACCAGAAGGGACCCGATAGAAACGGGTCCCCTCGATCATCTCTGCTTCCAAGTCAACTTCTTCTTTCAAATAATCAAGATGTTTGAACATTACATACCCATAGCTAGTTTAGTGACAATGTAGTTCTTAACAAGTCCAGAGCGAACAATATCGTCGGTTCCAAATTCAACTGAAGAGAAGTCGTACTCCATTGCACGGATAATCTTCATAAAGTCAAGAATACCATTTTTTTCATTAGTGCGAGTAAGGTCAGTCTGGGTAGCATCACCACAGAATAGAATCTTACTATTCTCACCAATACGTGTAATTATACTATCAAGTTCATGGAAATTCAAGTTCTGCATCTCATCGACGAGAACAATTGCATTATCTAGAGTAGTACCACGAATAAAACTAGTAGACCAGAATGAAATAGTTTCTTGTGCTTTGAGGTTTGCATAGAGCATCTCAAAGTCAGAATCAGAAGCAAGTTCAAACATATACTTCACCATGTTCTTATAAGGAATCTGGTAAAGTGCAGCCTTGTCTTCATGATCTCCAGGAAGGAATCCAATTTCTCTAGTGGAAACCAAGGATCTCACGATGTAGACTTTTTCATATGGAGTATCAGGATTTAGAACGTCCTTCAGAGCATGATACAAGGCAATAAATGTTTTACCTGTACCTGCACAACCATAGGCGAATACATTTTTACCCTTTTTGTACTCATCAAAGTAAGCAGTTTGATTGTCAGTTAAGGGTGAAATATCAGTCATCAAGTCTGAGTTGATGGGTTTCTTACGTCTCATTTGTTTGGCACTCATACCAATACCGATGTTGCTACTGGACGACTTTCTAGATCTTGGCATATGTAAAATTAGAGGGTTTTAACGTTTGAACCTGGTGCTTTTTGTGCTTTACGAAGAACATCATTCCAGCCTGGATTCTTGGAAATCAGTTTGTTCTGCCAGTCCCCAACTTCTTGGGAGGCAGCACAACCTTTACTCCAATCCTTATCCCAATCGGGATTTTCTTTTCTCCAAGCTTCGTAGTCCTTCACGGACATTGACAATTCTTGTTCTTCACCAGTTTTCAAATTCTT